TTACTGGCTCGCCCAGACGATGCGGGCCATCCAGGTGATCTCCGCCGGGCTGAGTGTCCGGAGCGGGTGGGCCGGGTTGATCGACTGGAGCTCGATCCTATTGGCGGTCGAGCGGAGCAGTTGCTTCGCCATGACCTCGCCGCCGGTCGTCTTGACCACGACGCGGTCACCCCGCCTGAGGCTGGCGGAGGGCGAGACGATGATGATGTCGCCGTCGCGATAGACCGGCTCCATGCTGTCGCCGCTGATCTCCAGCGCGTAGGCCTGCGGATCGCCGACATGGGGGAACTGCAGCTCGTCCCAGCCGGTGCCGACGGGATAGCCCGCGTCGTCGAAGAAGCCCTGGGCTCCCGCCTGCGCGTACCCGATCACCGGGATCCGCTGCATCGTGCCCTTGACCGTCTCGTTGTCGACCAGCCCGACGAAGTCGCTGAACGAACTGGCGGTCGCCTCCAGCACCTTCGACAGGCTCTCGGTCGACGGCCAGCGAAGCTTGCCCTCGTTGGTGGTCCGCTTGCTCTTGTTGAACGTCGTCGGGTCCAGTCCAGCCCGCCGCGCGAGGCCAGAGGCCGACAGCCCGTTTTGGGCCGCGAGGCGATCGATCGCCTGCCAGATATCGGAATGTTTAAGCATGGGAACAATTTCACATATTCTGGTCCTCGTGTCCCTAGGAACGTTTTCATAAAAAGCTTGACGTAGGAATTAAAACGGAACATAACGGGAACATCAAGGGCGTTGTTCCCGTTTGGCGACGCTCCTCCCCCAAAATCGTTCGTCCAGGAGGTGCCGCGTTGTCCGGCCACCAACCCATCCCAGCCATTCCCGTCCACCGCTCGATCCCGCTCCGGAGCCCCGGATTTCCTTGCGGCGCTCCGGATCCCGAGGATTTCTCGGTTCCGTTCGACACCACCGAGGAGGCGTGGTTCTGGTTCGTCCAGGCCCAGGAGGCCCGGTCTTCCGGCGCCCGCATCGTCGCGGGGCGCGGCACCGTGCCGCGGCCCTGCGAACCCGTGGATCTGCTCCGCGTGGTCGATCGGTTGTACCGCCAGCGAAAACTGGTTCGCGACCACCTGCACGTGCTGGTTCATTACGGCAAGCGCCTGATGGCGCCCGACCCGGACCGGCGGCTGGAGGTTCGCGCCGCGGCGCTGTGGCGCGAGGCGCTGGCCTTCCTGGACCCCGTTCTGCGGGAGAAGGGCATCGTCGGCGGGGGCGCCGCGTCCGCCGCGGCCGCCTTGGGATGAGTGGCACCTTGTCGCCCGCCGCCCCGCCGCGCGCCGAGCCGCGCGCCTGGGTGGTGTTCTGTGGCGATGCCGATCTGTGGTGGCTGCGGCTGCTGCGGCCGGGGTTTCGCCACTGCTTCGTGACGTTGAACGACGGCACCCACTGGATCACGGTCGATCCGCTGTCGCCGCATTTGGAGGTGGCGGTCCAGCCGGTCGCCGCCGGGTTCGATCTGGTCGGCTGGTTCGCCGAGCGCGGCCACGCCGTCGTGGCGGCCCCCGTCCGGCGCGATTTGGAGACGCCGGCGCCGTGGGGGCCCCTGACCTGCGTCGAGGTCACCAAGCGGGTGCTGGGACTGCACGACCCCTGGGTGCTGACGCCCTGGCAGCTTTACCGGCGCTTGCTGAACCCGGCACCGCCGATCGGAGCCCCGGAGGCTCCCGCCGCTTCCCTGGCTTGTTCCTGAAGGAGACTTTGGTCCCATGGCGAAGATGTTCTCTCCCCCCAAGGCGCCGGTCGTGACCGCCGCGGCAACGGTCACGACACCGACCGTCGTGACCCCCACCCCGGTGGTGACGAAGCCGGTCGAGGTCGAGCCCGTGGTCACGCCGGTGGTCGCCCCGGTGGTCGAGGAGACCAAGACGACTCCTCCGGTGGTGACGCCCACCCCGACGCCAACCACCACCACGCCGACCCCGGCGGAGACCGACGCCGTGGCGGCGGCGGAGCGGGCCCTTGCCAAGCGGGACCGCAGCCTGACCGGCACCGTCCTGACCTCGTGGCGCGGTGTGCTCCAGCAGGCCGGTTCCGGCTCGGCTCCCATCCGCAAGCGCCTGCTGGGGGAATAGGCGATGGACGCCTCGGCGCTGCTTCAGCGTTACGGCGCCGCCAAGGCGCGGCGGAGCGTGTGGGAAGCCCATTGGCAGGAGTGTTACGACCACGCCCTGCCGCATGGCGGCGGATTCGGAACCGGAGGATCGGGCGGCAATCCGGGATCGCGCAAGATCGACCGGCTGTTCGACGGCACCGCCGCCGACGCGGTCGAGCAGTTGGCCGCCAGCCTGCTGGCCCAGCTGACGCCGCCGTGGTCGCGCTGGTTCGGCTTGACCCCCGGCCCCGACCTGACCGAGCCGGAGCGGGACGCGGCGGCCCCCGTGCTGGAGATGGTGGCGGCCACGCTGCAATCCCATTTCGATCGCTCCAACTTCGCGGTCGAGATGCACCAGTGCTACCTGGATCTGGTGACGGCCGGCACCGCCTGTCTGCTGTTCGAGGAGGCGGCTCCGGGGGATTATTCCGGCTTCCGCTTCACGGCGGTGCCGCTGTGCGAGGCGGTGCTGGAGGAGGGGGCGGACGGCAGGCTGGACGGCACGTTCCGGCGGAGCGAGCTGACCTTGGCGCAACTGCGGCTGCGCTTTCCCGACGCCGCCATCCCGGAACCGCTTGAACGGTCGGCGGCACAGGACCCGCAAGACCGGTTCGCGGTGGTCGAGGCGGTCCTGAAGGACGGGCCGGCCTATCGCTACACCGTGATCCTGGACAGCGGGCTGGCCGAGGCCGCGATCCTGGCGGAAGGCCGCTTCGCCCGGTCGCCCTTCATCAATTTCCGCTGGCTGAAGGCGCCGGGCGAGACCTATGGCCGCTCGCCGGTCATGAAGACGCTGCCCGACATCAAGACCGCCAACAAGGTGGTTGAACTGGTGCTGAAGAACGCCTCGATCGCCGTCACCGGCATCTGGCAGGCCGATGACGACGGGGTGCTGAACCCCGGCACGATCCGACTGGTGCCGGGAACCATCATTCCCAAGGCGGTTGGCTCGGCCGGTTTGACGCCGCTGGCGACACCCGGCCGGTTCGACGTGTCGCAGCTGGTGCTCGACGATCTGCGGCGGCGCATCCGGCACGCGCTGCTGGTCGACCGGCTGGGACAGGTGAAGGACGGCAGGATGACCGCCACCGAGGTGCTGGAGCGGGCGGCGGAGATGTCGCGGCTGCTCGGCGCCACCTATGGCCGGCTGCAATCGGAACTGCTGACGCCGCTGATGATGCGGGCGGTCGCCATCCTCCGCCGGCGCGGCGAGATCCCCGACATCGCGGTCGATGGCCGGACGGTCGAGCTTCAATACCGCTCGCCCCTGGCGCAGGCGCAGGCGCAGCGCGACGTCCAGGCCACCCTCCACTGGCTGGAGGTCGCGGCCGGCCTGGGCAAGGACGGCGAGGCGGTGGTCGATCAGGCGGCGGCCGCCCGCTGGCTGGCGCGGTCCTTCGGCGTGCCGGCCGAACTGGTCCGGGCGGTCGCGGTTCCGGACTGATGCCAACAGCATCGAATACTGACCGGTCAAAATGTTGATTCTGTAGGTCGGGTAGAGCGCAGCGGCACCCGACAAGCAGGCGAGTTGGTGTCGGGTGCCGCTGCGCTCTACCCGACCTACAGCTTTTGAAACCCCATCTTTATAGAACGAGGATCACGAACCATGAGCGACTCCCTGCTGATCGACCCGACGGCTCCCGCCGTTTCCACCCCGGTCCCGGCGATCCCGGGGGATGTGCCCGACCGCGCGGCGCTGCTGCGGCTGCTGGGCGTGCCGGATGCTCCGGACGGCTACTGCATCAAGTGCGACCACGGCTTGTTCGAATCCGATCCGGAGATGAACAGCCGGCTCCACGCCGCCGGTTTCACGCCCGAACAGGCGCAGCTCCTCTATGATCTGGCGGCCGAGCGGTTGGTGCCGATGATCCGGCAGGTCGCCTTCGAGTACGAGGCGGAACGCGAGGTCATGCGGCTGGTCAGCCATTTCGGCGGCGAGGACGCGTGGCGCGAGATGTCGCGGCAGCTGCTGGCCTGGGCCAAGAAGAACCTGCCGGCGGCGGCCCTGGACGGGTTGACCACCAGCTATGACGGCGTGGTCGCCCTCCACCGCATGATGACCGCATCCGAACCGGCGGCGCTGCGCTCCGCCGGGACCTCCCAGCCGGCGGGCGACGAGGCCGACCTGCACAAGATGATGCGCGATCCGCGCTACTGGCGAGACCGCGACCCGGCGTTGCTCTCCAAGGTGACGGAGGGCTTCCGCCAACTCTATCCCGACCGGGGATGAGGGGCGCGCGATCGTCATCACCCTGAAAAAGTCGCGGCGACGGCGAATAACGCTTGACTGAAAAGGAATAAAATCCTACATTTTTAGTCGTCAACACCTGAACTCCGTCAGCGGCGACGGTAGGGTGGGTTCAACGGCGGGGCCGGTTTCCGGCGCGCTCCTTCGAGGGGTGCGGCGGGGCCGGCCTTTTTTATTGTCCGCGATTTCGCGAAACCTCCTGGAAAGGGCCAGTCTCCATGTCCACCACCATCGACAAGGCTTTCGTCAAGCAGTTCGAACGCGAGGTTCACGAGAGCTTCCAACGGATGGGTTCCAAGCTGCGCGCCACCGTCCGCAGCAAGGGCGACGTCAAGGCCGCCTCGACGATCTTCCAGAAGGTCGGCAAGGGTGTCGCGTCGCCGAAGGCTCGGCACGGCAAGATCCCGGTGATGAACGTCGATCACACCCCGGTCGAATGCATCCTGACCGACTTCTACGCCGGCGACTGGGTCGACCGGCTGGACGAGCTGAAGACCAACATCGACGAGCGCGCGGTCATCACCAACGCCGGCGCCTACGCGCTGGGCCGCAAGACCGACGAGCTGATCATCGCTCAGCTCGACACCTCGACCAACTACGCCGGGCTCAACACCGACGGCATGACCAAGGCCAAGGTGCTGACCGCGTTCGAGAAGATGGGCATGGCCGACGTGCCCGACGACGGCCAGCGCTACGCCATCGTCGGCTGGAAGCAGTGGAGCCAGCTGCTCGGCATCGACGAGTTCGCCAGCGCCGACTATGTCGGGGCGGATGAGCTGCCGTGGCGCGGCACCCAGGCCAAGCGCTGGCTCGGCACGCTGTGGATCCCGCATTCCGGCACGACGCTGAACGGCAATGTCCGGTCGTGCCACTGGTACCACAAGACCGCCATCGGCCACGCCGCCGGCGCCGACGTCACCACCGACGTGACGTGGCACGGCGACCGCGCGTCGCACTTCGTCAACAACATTAAGATCCTATTAATTATATCTGTGTTATCAATTGCTTACAAGGGTGCATTGACTTTCACAAGTGTCCACAAGCTTAATGTTGCCAATAGGTTCTAACCCTCGAATGCACGGATCCTACACAAAATCTCATGCACAACGAACCCTCAGAAGTAATCCTACACGTTGAACGTGCAGGTGAAATCGTTCTTTATAAACGTAGTGGACCCAGCATTTACTATCGGATCAGGGTCACTGGCGAAGCTAACTTCTACGAGCGTAAGAGCACGCGAACGGCCTCTCTGGAGGAAGCCAAACTGGTCGCGCAGAAGCGGCATGCCGACCTGCTTAGCAGGCAGCGCAGCGGCCTATCAGTGCGCGTTCCCAGCTTTGAAGAAGCAGCTATGAACTGGCTGAATACACTACCCTACAGGGTTGAGGTCGGAAAGCTCAGCAAGCTTCGGGAGAGATTGGCCCGCGATGCCGTAACGAAGAGGCTGATCCCGTACTTCAAGGGGCGTGACCTTAACGAACTTACGCCACCGGTCATTAGACGGTTTCATGCTCACCAGCGCAAAGTCGCGTTGGAAGCAGTACAAGCCGGACCGCAGAGGGTTAGCGAAATCCGCGATGGGCGGCGGGTAACATGGAGCACGATGCCGCGTCTCTATACCCCTTCTGCTGAAGAAATGATGTGTAGCTGGATCAGACAGATATTCCAACAGGCTGTTGATGATGATCTCCTACAGCAGCGCGAGGTGCCACACCTGCCGACGATCAAGCATGAGAGGAAGAAGCGTGGCACGTTGACACGTGAGCAGTGGGCAAAGCTCATCGCGTACCTAATCCCCTGGCGCGACAAGGTTAATGATGTGCGGGTGAAGTTTCATCGCGCGATGTTCATCGAGTACGTGCATTTCATGTCGAGCAGTGGGCTCCGTGTTGGCGAGGCGCGGCAACTCAAATGGGGGCACATTTCGACATTCGAAAGCGAAGATGGCCAAAAGCAGATCTCACTGCGTACAGCCGCTGGCAAAACTGGAAAGCGGGTCTGTGTTCCTCAGCCGAGAGTTATTGCAACGATCGAACGAATTCGTGCAATGCATCCCGATCCATCACCAAAGAACCATGTCTTCGTTGACTGGAGAGGCGAGCCTAACGGTAGCTTCCACAGTACTTGGAGTAGGGTAGTTAAACAGCTGGAAATTGATGAGGATATCGAAGGTCAACCGATTACCCTTTACAGCCTGCGGCATTTCTATGTCACGGAGCGGCTGAGATCAGGTGTGGATATATACATGTTGGCGAAAAACTGTGGAACTTCAGTCAGACAAATTGAGCGCACCTATAGCCATGTTATTCCAGAAACGATAGCCTTGCACTTGACCAAGGTGCAGAAGCTCACTGAAGATCAGGAAATCCGACAGCAGTATCTCGACTTTATGTAATGGTAAATTACATTACGAACACTGCTATTATGGATAGTCAAACAGGTTGTAGCACTCACTGAGAGTAAGGGAGAAAAGTGCTATAAATATACGTCTTGGCACATGTGACCGATATCAATTTTTCAGAGAGTTTATTGTGGCTTTTTATTCCTGGGAACGCTCGACAAAGTATACTACTAGCAGGTAGTTGAACGGTAGCAGATCGCTAAAACTTTCTCGGGTATCTGAACCGGAAGCGTGTCGAGGGGAACAGTTTCACCTCCCACTTTGAGTGAGGAATGACATCATTGTTAATGATGTTAACGGTTTGTTAAAACTTCGGCTGTATAAGTGGCTTGTCGCGGTTTCATAGCTGCGGCTGCGGTCTGTATGGCTCCGACAGGCAGTAAGATCGGACTGGATGGTCGGTTCGCCGTGGCAACTCCACGGAACAGCATCCAACTGGAGCCCAACATGACGGACGTTACTACAACCAAGACTAGTGCTACGACTGAGGTTTACTCTCATGGTGTCTCAATCGGGCAGGACGAACTCACTGAAGCGGACGCTGCCCATACGGTAGCCGATGCCAACAGCACCGAGGCTCTTCTGGCCTCCATCAAACGGGAGAAAGAGGCTCTTACGTCCAAAGTGGACAGCTTGGAGCAACGGTTAGACCGCTTGCAGAAGGTCCAGAAGGAGCGCAGCACGTACGACGATTGGGGCCATAAACGCACTTATCGTCTGCTACAGCTAGCTTATGATGACTGCCTTTATATCATGAGCGAGCAAGGTAGGCACGAGTTCGCTCAGGCCGCAACCAAGCGGCAAGTACCTGTTGGCCAGGGCGGGAATTCATTTCTGCCTATGGTTAAGGTGATGTGGGGAGAGTTCGACTATTCAGTGCCGAGCGTAAAGTTTGAAGGCTCTGATAACTTGGTCAAATGGCGGCATAACCGAAGTGCTGAAAAGTATGCGAACGTATTTCGTTACTTGCACGATAATGAGGTTGCAGTTGAAGCTGTAGCTTTATTCATCGAAAACTTCCGGAGCAAGGAATATGGAGACAAACTGAACGGCATTGTTGCTGCTGATCAAGCTGCAAATGCCGTTTCCCCGAAAGTCAAAGCAAGCCCGGATGAAGGACGGGCAGCCTTGTCTGATAGGAGCTTAACCAACGCCATTGCGACAATTCCGAGACCTTCTTCAATCAACCAGACCGAGGGCTTGGTAATCATCGTTGCACGGGCAGTTGGTGACGAATTGGACCTCCTAGGCGAAGTTAACATTGAGCAGAAAGTGCTTGATGACGAGCTGCCGAAAATAGCCAAACGATGCGGCTATGTATCGGTCAACGTGCCTGCGAAGATGGAGGAAAAACTTCGTAAGCAGTTTGCTAAGGTGCCTCTACTGCTGAGCACCGGTCCATAAGCGCCTAGTTCCATGCCAGAGCGGGTGGTCAAGCCACCCGCTCTCACTTTGAGTGGACCCCCATGACTGACAAATTCAGCGGCATCTACGCAGCCCGTTTGCAGCTGTGGTTGCAGAGGCTCGAACACAGCCCCAAGGCCGCTATCGCTAAGGAGAGCCTAGCTGGGCTTTTAACGGACGATGAAATCAGGCATTACGAGCACTGTCTTTCTGAGCTGCGTGCTGAGAAGCGGAAGCTGGCAGGTAGCGGACCAGATTTAGCTGGCGATGCCGCTGCATACTGGAAACTTGCGAGTGCTCTACTCAAGCGGGTTAGGTCAGCTACCAACAAAGAGACAATAAAGCAGATCAACCGAGATGCCGAACGCCTTCAAGAGCGGTTCGATCAGCTGTCTGCCCAAGAGCAAGCCCGATTTTGCAAGCCTGAAAGCATCAAGGCCTTGAAGTTATATGGAAATGTCCTCGAGTACGAGTTGCCGCTACCAGTGATGGAACGGGATTTTCGCCCGGATCTCGTAAATCCAGTCAACACGGCACAGCGGGAAATCATTGTCATCGCGATGGCGCGGCTGGAGCCTTCCAAAGAGGTAGCAGCTTTACCAGACTGGAAAACCTTGATACGATTAGCTGGAAACGATTGATACCAACGGCGGATGATCAGTTCCAATGAGAGGCCGGCTTTTCGCTGCATTCTGTCGCGGATAATGGAAGTGATCAGCCGCCGTTAGTATGACTGTCATCACAAAACCTCTACGGCTGCACGCATCATCTCATCGTTCACATCAATATACCGCTGGGTCGTAGTGAGATGTTTATGGCCTGCAAGGGTCATTATGACCTTGGGGCTGACACCACTATGGGCTAGGCGAGTGATGAACCAGCGTCGCCCGCTGTGACTGCTGGCCCCGTCAATGCCTGCCTGCTCATATAGCTGAGCGAACAGCTGACAAAGAGTGTTAGGGCTGAATGCAGTACGCTTTTGTGTCAATAGCAAGGGCTTTTCCGGAGTTGGTAGCCTACCCTCGAAACTCATTCTATAGCGTTCCAGTTCCCGGCGCAGCTTGTCCCCGACGAACACCGTACGGGCATGCCCACCCTTTGTGATCTCACTGCTGAGCCTAATCTGGTCACGAATGCCGCCATCGATGTCCAACAGGTCTCCCCATGTCAGTTGGGCGATCTCACCCACACGCATTCCTGCGTACATGGACAGCATGAGCGCAAGCCGATTGCGAGCTGCATGACGCTCTTGCTGGACAAGGGCGAGTAGGCGTTTGATCTCCTGGTCTGTAGGGACTTTGGCCTGCTTCATTGGAGAACCTCATAAAAAGTTGTGCTTGCTAACTTTCATGATGTTGTCTTCAGGCGCGCAGAGCGACCGGAGATTGAAGCCCAATGTTTGTGCGGGTTTTGCGCGAAACCTCATAAAATGTGTATTGTGTGACGTTAGTGTCGTCAGGCAGCTACGTGAGATCAGCATCATGAAGGTTTAATCACTCGAACATTGCATGCCTTTGACCTTGTCTGAGGCGAGCTTCTACTTGATACTACCCGCCTAACAACGTTTCACGATGTTTTTACTCAGTCACTGCAAGCAGGTTGGCTCGACTAAGAGCGTGCAATGGCAGCCCACGAGTTCAAAAACTGCTCCATTTCACAGCGGGAAATGCAACCGATTGGCGACTGAGGCGGGAACCTACAGAACTGAGGAATTGACCCCAAACCGCCTGACGTGTCGGCAGGGCGTGAGGCGCCTGGAATGCTGCAACGGGCCGCGACATAGTATGTCCGAGAGCCGGCGACTACAGTAGAAAACAAGATGTTGACGAATGCCACACCCGTCGTACAATGGGTGGTGGATTTGTCTCTCTTAATGAATGCGCACCTAACCTCAAGAGCCCAGAAACCAGATGCCTCCTGACCAGTTGTCGTTTATCTCCCTCTTCTCAGGAGGAATGGGATTGGATCTCGGGTTAGAAAAGGCCGGCTTTGCCCCCCTTCTAGCAGCCGAAAACGATCCGGCAGCGGTTGCAACCATTCAGCGCAACAGACCGTCCCTACCAATTTATAACGGCGATGTCAGACACCTCACCAAATCTATCATTTGGGATCTAGTCGGCCCTAGAGCGGTAGACGTTGACCTTCTGTCTGGCGGCCCACCCTGTCAGAGCTTCAGCACCGCCGGAAAAAGGCGCGGTGGCTCCGACGAAAAGAACGGGCCGCTAGTTTTCGAGTTCATCCGTCTTGTTGATGAGATTAGACCTAAAGCATTTCTGATGGAGAACGTAAAGGGTATACTTTCAGCCTCAGTTCAATGGCGCGAACTACCATACAACAACAATGGAAAAATTATTGACAAACATCATGGCAGCTTATTGCGAGAGATGTTGTCCAGATTTTGCCAGCTTGGCTATTCAGTCTCCTACCAAGTGATGAACGCCGCTGATTATGGCGTCCCGCAAGCCAGGACGCGTGTCTTCTTTGTTGGATATCGAGACGGATCATCCCCCACTTTCCCGGCACCAACGCATTCGCGCGAAGGAGGTCTACTTTTCCCATCTTGGCGGAAGATTGGCGCCGCTATCCGCGACACTGGGGAGGATAATTCCTATTGCGCGCGCTTCAGCGAAAGGAAGCTCAAGTACCTTAGAATGGTTCCCGCTGGAGGAAACTGGCGGGATCTTCCCATAGAAGTGCAGAAAGAAAGTATGGGAAGAGCTTTTTATGCAAAGGGTGGTCGCACTGGCTACTGGCGTCGCCTGTCTTTTGACGAAACCGCCCCAACTATCTTAACAGAGCCGCAGAACGCCAGTACAGCTCTGTGCCACCCGACCGAGGATCGCCCGATTTCGGTCCGGGAATGCGCCAGGATACAGACATTTCCTGATGACTGGACTTTCTGCGGGCGAGGAGCCGAGCAGTATCGACTGGTCGGGAATGCAGTTCCAGTGTTGTTGGCAGCCGCCGTGGGCAGACACATCGCCCAGGCGCTGCTAAAAGCATCTAGCCTTGAGCAACGACCCGAGAAAGCTATAGCGAACTCTAGATATTGATGGCGCGGAAGAGCTTTCTATAGCTCAGCGTCCCATCAGGATTTCCAATGATGGGGATAGCGGCATTTGTCAAATCTGCTATCAGCTGGGGAATTAGCTTTTCCTGCACCTCGCAGCGAAATTCAGAGCAAAGCATTCCACAGACTTCTCCAACCTTTACATCGTAGTCTGTGTCCCCATTACCAACCCTCTGCCAAAACTCACGACTGCGCATCGAAATATATTTTTGACCTTTTGGCATGGTGGTTGTAGCTTTCCCGTAGCATGGCGCAAATATTCCCTCAAACTGCCGCCCCATCGTAGCGTAATGCTCTGTTAAATTAAAAATTGTGTTTGATAGGTTTTTTCTTGTGCTCATGGGCATGCAGTCCCAACTCATTTTTACCTGATAAGCAGATATTTTGTTCGCGCTGACAACTTGATAGTCAAAATCGTCCGGCAACTCTGGTGGCGTCGCATTTGGATGACAATTTTTTGCAATCATCTCAAGCAAATGACCAACGGCCTCCTCTTCCGAAGCAAATAACGCACTCTGAATTTGAAATGATGCCCATTCGCTTACGCTACGAACAGATCTTATGCTTACTAAAAACGGATTTGTTCTCTTTAACCGCTCTCTAACCTTTAGTTCGGAAAACCGTTCCTGCATCCTATTCTTGTAGAGGCGTTCAGCTTCAGAAACGATATGGCTCGCTTTTTCTCTGTCAATACTTAATAGATCGGACACTTGAGTTATAAGCGCCGCTTGCACGCTTGGGTCGATTTTGGTTTCTTCGATTGCTTTATTGACTTCCAAACCGAGGTCAAGATCATTGCACATGAAGGTTTTCCACATATCTTCCATTCACACTTGCGATGGAGTAAGCCAGAAAGTTGCGGAACTTGGCAAGCTAAAAATCGAGATCTGATCGAGACCGGCTTTGCCTCGCCAGATCGGCCGGGGAGTAAGCGTGCTACAACGGATTGCATTAAATCTGGATCGCTTCGGACCAGTGATGTCGCCCAGCAATGCGGGGTCACCAGTATAGGCACTTCAGATATAACGCACGGCGCAGTAGCCATTTCGATGACGGATCTGACGAAGAAGACGCGCCGGCTGTCTGGCTGGATGAGCCTAGTGAGCCGTTGAGCAGTGTCGCTCAGGCACTCAATGTGGCCGCGACACAGGTGAAGACCTGACGGCTGGAACAACAAGTGGCCGAGTTGCAGCAGCTGCGCCGTGACAACAAGCGCCTCCAGGAGGAGAACGGGATCCTGCGGAACACCTCAGTTGTTTTCGCCAAGTGGGCGAAGAAAATATGAAAGCCAAGCTCGCCTTCATCTTCGAGCACATATTCAGGTAGAATGTTTGATGTGATCGCAAGTCCCTCATGCCAACGTACGTTATAAGCCCTGCACAGCTCACGACCAGACTGGCGCCATATGTCCTTGAAATATCAAGACATTTTTTCGTGTTTCTCGGGATTAAGCATGCACCCAGGCAGGCTGGGATGATGAGGTAAGCGCCCCGTGATTGTTCCGTTTCGGACTGCTTGTTGGTTATGTGCCTCGCTGAGCGTCCTCGGATAGTCTGTCTGGGCCTCGGCGGTTACCGTATACCACTTGGATATATTCGGAACGTCGCGGTGCCCCTGAACCGCAAGCCCTCCAGCGGTTAGCTCCCTAATCAATAGATCAGAATGGCTGTTTCGAATTTTCTCGGCGATGCCTTCACTGACAATCTCAAGGCATGTCGTATCGTCTTCAGCATCTACGTAGTTATTATATATGTAATGATCTCTAGTTCCTCTCTCTACTGACTCAGACATTCCGCTGAAAGAAGCATCGTCTACTTGATTCTCTTCTAATTTCATTTCAGTAACCTGATTGCTTTCTGCTTCTTCATTCTTAATCCGCTCGTCATGTGCGTAGACCGAGAACCTCAAGGCTTCCCAACCGCTACGTTTACTTCCTAGCCAGTCCGCTAGTTCCCTAATGTCTTCTTTGTCCCACCACACCAATTCGCCATTCGGATCTTTTCGACGAATATCAACCTTCATGTGATAGCGCAGCGTACACGCGAGGTTCTTGGTTGCGGCCTTGGTTCGGTAGAATGGTTGAACCTTTACCTGATATGCGCCTGCATAGCCAACCCCCTTGAGCGCCTTCTTGAACTCCTGAGGTGTGATCTCGCCCAAAGACACTATGGCATGGAGATGCGGTAACCAAACCGTACTCCGGTTCGTCAACACCGGCATATCCAGATCCTCCAAGGTCTGTTGCCGCATTCCGCTGAACGTTGACCATTCCCCCACTTTAAGTGGTTCCACCTCCCAGAAGCCACGAAGGCTCACACGATCCCATCGGGCATCTTGCCGACGCTGTCTTTTTAGAAAATTGCGGAGCCGGTCTTTGGCACGTTTGATCGTCTCATTTAGTTGGTCGTCACCCAAGTGGGAAATCACAGGCAATAGGAGGGTGAGCTGCGCCAACTGTTTGTTCGGGATGCCATCGAAGAACTCCCCGGTAAGCTTCTTCTCCTGCTTGAACTTGGATTTACGGCAGCGTAGGCAGAACGCGCTGTTGCAGCGTCGATGATTGTTCCAGATATCCAGTTCACGGCAATGCGCCATGCGTTGAGCCTCAGGATGGTTGATAGGCAGGACATAGCGAGCATAGGCTGCGCTATCGACCATCTTTCTCCGCAGTAGTTCCTGTTTTAATTCCTGTATACTATCCATAATGGAGATACCTCTGAATGTTAGTGTGCTCGTATTTATTATCCAAGCTCCTGGACAATCGGATAAATACGAAGACGAAAACAAAATAAATGAGGAACAAATATGCTTATGAGGTTCGCACTCGAGACGCTTAAGGCGCTCAAAATTACTAGTAATAATTCCACATTCTCACGAGACTTCCTAGGATACAGTCCGCGTTATTACGATTATCTGACCTGTTCAGGAGCCCAGCCCAGCATAAATGCTCTCACGGCCCTTGCGGTGCGGATCAATCGCATCGCCAATGCATTGGAAACCTGCCCGAAATCACAGGAAGATGCCAAGACGCTTGGCCTCCTTAGAGATCAACTCTGGGCAGAGGTCGAGCGACGCAGTATCATTCGTCTTCCAGTGCTACGTCAGCGCCGCACAACCGGTAACAAGGTCCGGGATGTGCATTCAGTGGATGGCATGGTTCGAGATGGGATTGGTGGCTGATGCATTCTCGGCATTCTCAAACATAGCAGATCACGAGCGAAGGTTGTATTTGCAGACGCCACATCCTGATGGTTTCTCAACATAATGGGACAGGCAGCTGGAGCCTCCAGCACCAAAAATAATTCGCACGCGTCGAGAAGGGGAATTTTGTCGGTTCTGGCAATTGGCATGAATTATGAATTTTTCGGGTTGTGTTTGCCTGCAATGCCACTCGATTTTCTTGCGGGCTGGAGCCATAAACTACGCGTCTAAAGAATTTTACTCCTCACAACCCCGCAGGTGCGCGAGAGCAGCGGCAAAGCCGCCCGCGCGCATCATGTGCTTTATTTCCTTCCATTGCCCTCACAGGGCTTCTGTGGGCTTGCTTGCTGCTACGTTCGTAGCATGAATGGCTGCCAGAGCTCGCTTTATGCGATCTTGGATGTGCTGATGTTCAGCAGCAGAAAGTTTGCGTAGTGGGATTGTTGGCTTGGTTGGCAGTGCGTTCAACATATTCGATCTCCTCGATGTTAGGGGGTTAACATGCATATTTATCCCTGCGGATAAATTCCCTCTTTGGTTGCTATTCGGTAGACGCGCAGAACGACGATGTTATCGTTGCGATATCGGAACAAACCAGGAATGGAGAACAACATGTCGCTGCTCAAGAACCTGAAGCTTACTGCTGCCAAGCCCACTCCCATTGCCTCCGACGCCAAGGCGAATGCCCGTGCGAAGCTGGTCCGTTACCTGGGGGAGCAGAAAGCTCTTGTGACCGCGCAGTTGGAAGGGAAGCTGTTCCAGGCAACAAAGATGGTTTATCGGACCAACGAGGCCGGTGAGCGCGTTCGCGGAGAAGCTTCTCGCCATGTGCGGCGCGGTTGGATTGATGGAGCTAACGGTGTGGTGTTCTTCCAGGCCCGCTACGGCAGCAAGCCCCTTGAGTTCAGCAAGGGTGTGAACGCCGTGGAAGCATCTAAGCTGGACGAGTTGCCCGGGATCATCGACACGCTGATCCAAGTGGTGCAGGCTGGCGAACTGGATGCTCAACTCGCGGCGGCGGTTGCCGAGCGGAAGAAGAACTTTCGGCGCAAAGGTGGCGAGAAGGTAGCCTAATGCCGTATTTGAGCTTGCGTCGCCTAAGTCCCCAGTTGTGCCTCGCGCTAGAGCACTATCTCGCCACGGGCTACGACGTTTGAGGCATCGATCTTGGTCAGTACCGCTTTATTCGTGAGCTCGTTCGATATGGCAGGATAGAGGCCAAGATCACCTTAGATCGTTCGAACCAAAAGGCTTTTGGTTTAGCGAGGCTTCTGCAGCGCCTCCGAGGCGCAAGCAAGATCTCCTAGCCCTGAGCTACAATTTGGGTCGTATTTTTTGAGGTTCACCGGACATGCTAACATCTTTCGATAGCTATTTCCTTGGTACACTCCTTCAACGCGAAACGACAATATGCATTGACCGTCTATGTACTTCCTACTCCAGTCCCAGTTCCCGGCGTGTATAAGACGATTGATGCCTTCTGAAATGGGTGTTCCGTATGTCATGCTGAGGGATGCGCAAGATGTTGCCCAGGCATATCCTAAGGATTTAATGTTCTTGCACTTGATTTCATCATTGGATGTCATAGCCTCACTCTGAGTGGCTATCCGCTCTGGCGCTATTTTATTTTGATTACCATTTACGGAGCCGTTCTTTGACGTCGTGTCTGGGATCGTCACACGTGCTTCTGGTAGAGTTCCCTCATTCTTCTCACGCAAAGTCCCTGTTGTAGAGAAGCCTTTCTCGACCTTGGCTTCTTTCAATAGCAGAATGCTCCCTGCGGCTCCCCCGCCGACCAATACAGATCCCCAAAGAAGCATTCCAACAACTTTTATGGTTTCCATTAGTTCATCACGCCTCTGAGTTGCTCTGCTGAGATTTAGGATCAAAAAAGTTAATAGAAAACTACCATCGCGCTGCTACAGAGTTCATGGCTTAGAGGAAGTCCCAAACTGGTCAAGTTTGTTGCGTTTCAATTGGTTAATGTTTGAACACCAGGGTTTTGCTAGGAATTCTTATCGAGGGCAAAGCCTTTGATAGCTAATGAATAAGCTTTCGATGAGTAGAAGCTAACGTGATGCGCGACAGAGCGCCTTATAGGGTGGTTTTCGCTGTAAGTGTTACCCTGGCGCGCTTGCATCGTTGAGTAACCTTATTGGCCCTTGCAGGGCGAATGCGCACAACTACGCAGAGAGCTTCGACGTGTAGCCGAACTCACCAAAGAAACCCTGCGTGAGACATAATTGGCTTGCACAAAACCTACACAGCAAGAAAACTGCGCTATAAGGCCTTGATATAGTATTAAAAATTGGGCTGCGCATTACGTCAACAACATGATGAGCCAGGGCGCCTGCCTGATCGACACCACCGGCGTCGTCACCATGCGCTGCCTCGAGAGCTGAGCGGCGCCAAAGCGAGCCCGCGTTCTTCCAACATCCTTCGGAGTATTTCGCGATGGCATTCAAGACCAAGGACCTGAGTGTCCTGGCATACGCCAATGGCTTCACCCTTTGGCATTTCACCACGATCGATCCCGCGGCCGATGTGGACACCTCCGGGTACTTCAGCGGCGCCTCGGACATGCTGCGGGTTGGCGACATGATCATGGCGAACCTGGATACCGACGGGACGCCGCAGGCCGGCATCCTGCTGGTGGCGTCCAATGGCGGTGGCACCGTCGATGTCGCCAACCTGACCCAGGTCGGCGCCACCAACGGCGACTGACGGCCGGCCTGCCGGGCCATCACGACGACAGGAGATCATCTAGATGGCGCTGACCCCGATCGGTTTGTGCGGCAGGGCCCTGATCAAGATCGGGGCCTCCGCCATCACCAGCTTCACCGACGGCACCGCCGAGGCGGAGGTCGCCGACGCCCTCTACGCCTCGACGCGCGACGCGCTGCTCTCGGCCAACGCCTGGAGCTTCGCGACGGTCCAGGCGACGCTGGCCCTGCTGGCCGAGCCTCCGCTGGGCGACTACGACTTCGCCCACGCCCTGCCGGTCGATTTCCTGCGGGCGCTGTCCGCCGGGATGCCGGGCCAGGGCAGGGGCATCGGCTACCGCATCATGGGGACGACGCTCCAGTCCGACGCCGACCAGGTCACGCTGACCTATGTCTGCCGTCCGCTGGAGACGGCGTTCCCGCCGTTCTTCGACCAGGCCCTGATCGCGCGGCTGGCGGCCGAGTTCTGCCTGCCGCTGACCGAGAACACCAGCCGGGCGGAGGCGCTGACCCGGCTGGCCGAGGTCGAGTTCCGCCGGGCGCGCCTGATCGACGTCCAACAGGACACCCAGCCGGGGTTCGAGGACTTCACCCTGATCGAGGCGCGGAACGGATGACCCGCGTCCGTTCCCACAAGACAAACTTCACCACCGGCGAGATCTCCCGCCTGCTGCTGGGGCGGGGCGATCTGCGCGCCTATGACAACGGCGCGCTGACGCTCCGCAACCTGCTGATCCACCCGACCGGCGGCATCACGCGGCGGCCGGGCATGGCGTTCAGCGCCGCAGCGCGGGGGGCGGGGCGGCTGGTCGCGTTCGAGTTCAGCATCGACCAGACCTATCTGCTCGCCTTCTCGGAATACCGGATCGACGTCCACCATGACGACGCCGTCGTCGCGACGGTCGACTCGCCCTGGACGGCGGCGCAGCTCGGTCAGATCACCTGGACGCAGAGCGGCGACACCCTGCTGGTCTGCCATCCCGACGTGGCGCCCCGCAAGCTGAAGCGGACGGGCGAGACCGCGTGGTCGCTCGAGGAATGGCAATTCCTGGTCGAGGGCGAGGCGATCCGGCATCCCTGGTACCGCTTCGCGCCGGTCGGCGTGACGCTGACGCCCAGCGCCACGACGGGAACCGTCACGCTGACCGCCTCGGCCGCCGTGTTCCAGGCAGGGCACGCGGGCGTCAGGCTGCGGGTGGCGGGCCGGCAGGTCACCGTGACCGACGTGCTGTCGGCCACGCAGGTCAAGGCCGTCGTGGCGGAGACCCTGCTGGGAACCACCGCCGCCGCGGTGTGGGACGAGCAGGCGTTCTCCGCCTTGCGGGGCTATCCCGTGTCGGCGGCGTTCCACCAGGACAGGCTCGTGATCGGCGGCTCGCGGGAGCTGCCCAACCGGCTGTGGCTGTCGCGTTCCGCCGATATCTGGAACTTCGACCTGGGCACCGGGCTGGACGACGAGGCGATCGAGTTCGGCATCCTGTCGGACCAGATCAACGCGATCCGGGCGGTGTTCTCGGGGCGGCACCTGCAGGTCTTCACGTCCGGGGCCGAATGGATGGTGACGGGCGAGCCGCTGACGCCCGCGACCATCCAGCTCAACCGGCAGACCCGGATCGGCTCGCCGACCGACCGGTCGGTGGCACCGCGCGATGTCGACGGGGCGACCCTGTTCGTCTCGCGGAACGGGCGGGAGATCCGCGAGTTCCTCTACGCCGACACCGAGGAGGCCTATCAGGCGACCGATCTGGCCCTGCTCGCCCGGCATCTGGTGGTTCGGCCGATCGACCAGGACTACGACCAGGTCCGCCGTCTGATGCTGGTGGTCATGGCCGATGGCGGCTTGGGGGCGCTGAGGCTGTTCCGCGCCGAGGAGGTCACCGCCTGGACCCTGATCGACACCACCGGGACGATCCACTCGGTCGCCGTGGTCGGCGACGACGTCTATCTGCTGGTCCAGCGGCCGGAAGGCTTCTCGACCCGCTGGAACATCGAGCGGCTGGACGACGCGCTCCACCTCGACGCCGGGCTGTATGGCGAGAGCGCCACCGCGGCCGCGGCGTGGTCGGGGCTGGATCACCTGGAGGGCCAGTCGGTCGCGGTGGTGGCCGACGGGGTGCTCCGGCTGAACGCCACGGTGTCGGGCGGGACCATCACGCTCGACCCGCCGGCCAAGGTGGTGGAGGCGGGCCTCCCCTTCACCCACGTGGTCGAGCCGCTGCCGCCGAACCCGCTGGCGGCGGGCGGCGGGCGGGGTCCCGCGCACCGGCTGGTCCAGGTGGTCTTCCAACTGGAGGACACGGCGGCGCTGCGGGCCGATGTCGGCGCCGGGCTGACCGACTTTCCCCTGCGCCGACTGGGTGCCGGGACCTTGGGGGACGGCCCGCCGCCCCGGGTCAGCGGCGATGCGCGGCTGCGCTCGCTGGGGTGGGCGCGGGACCGGACCAAACCCTTGTGGCGGATCGAGCAGGATGCGCCCCTGCCTTTCACGCTGCTCTCCGTAACCATGGAATTGAAGGTGAACGACTGATGGGTGGTGTCGCGAACATGGCCTTGCAGGCCCTCCCGGTGATCGCCAGCGCGCAGCGGGTGGTCACGGATTTGTCCAACGCCTCGGACGCCCGCAGGGCGGCCCAGGCGGAAGCCCAGGCGAAGGCCGATGAACTGGCCTTCGAGAAGCAGAAGGAGGCCAACCGGATCCAGGAGCTGGCCGATCAGAAACAGCACGCGGCGGAGGTCCTGGCCGAGACGCACGCGCTCCAGAAGCGCCAGCTGACGCAGGATCAGGAGGCGGCGACCACCGCGCAGGCCGCCGACATCGCGACGCGCCAGGCGCAGATCGACGCCAGCGCCGCCGCCGACGAGGCGGCCCGGCGCGACGCGCTGCGCCGGGCGGTTGGCCGGACCAAGGCCAATCTGGGCGCGCGGGGCGGCGGCACGTCGGACGGGTCCGGCGAGGCGGTCCTGCTGGGGCTGGTCAACACGACCGACGCCGCCACGCGTCAGGCGACCGCGGTCGATCAGCTGAGGACCCAGGCGCTGGCGGGGGAGGTCACCGACACCCGCAAGCGCAACCTGCTGGACCAGACCCAGCTGGCCGAGCGCCAGCGGCTCGAGCTGTTCAACGCCGCCTATTGAGACCGCGATGGGGGAACGGAGATGGACACGTCATGACCGAACACATCAAGATCGGCGCGGTCCCGCCGCGCCGGCACTTCATCGCGGACGGGATCCAGCGGGCCTTCGCCTATCCGTTCCCGATCTTCGCGACGGAGGACATGGAGGTCCACCTCGACGCCGCCCTGCAAACGGGCGGCTTCGCCGTGACCGGGAGCGGATCCAGCGCCGGCGGGACCGTAATCTTCGATTTGGCCCCGGCGGAGGGCGTCCAGGTCACCCTGCTGCGCCGGCTGCCCTACGAAAGGGTGACCGACTTCCTGGAGAGCGGCGCGCTGCCGGCCCGCGCGCTGAACGACGAGTACGACTACCTGACCGCCTGCGTCCAGCAATTGGCCGACGACGCCTCGCTGACGCTGCGCTACGCCGCGACCGACCTGCCGGCGTCGTCCCTGCTGCCGGGCAGGGCGGCTCGTGCGAACCAGTTGCTGGCGTTCGACGGCGGCGGCAACCCGACGGTGACGCCGGCGATCGACAGCGAGGCACTGGGCAGCTTCGTGGCACCGGGAGCCGGCGCCGTGCGGCGGTCGATCCGGGACAAGCTGGCGGATGTCGCGTCGGTCAAGGACTTCGGCGCCACCGGCGATGGCATCGCCGACGACACCCTTGCGATCCAGGCCGCCTTGACGGCGGCGACGGCGGTGTTCGTGCCGCCCGGGCTCTACCGGGTGACCGCGACGTTGCCGGTCGGGTACGGACAAACGCTCCACGGGTCGGGGGCGGGGTCGATCATCCGGGCGGACGGGGCTGGGTTTCCGGTGATCCTGTTGCCCGACAGCTACGCCTGCCTGCATCACCTGCGGATCGAGGGAGGCACGGTCGGCGTCAAGCTGACCGGGCGCGACGGACCGTGCGTGCAGAACGCCGTCCACGACCTGACCATCTGGGACACCGAAACCGGCGTCGTGCTGGACGGCGGCGACAGTCCGGACCGGCCCTGCTACTGGAACAACCTAGCCCGCGTGCTGGTGGTGCGGCATCTGCTGCACGGCATCCATCTGGTCCGCACGGGGGCGGGCGATACGCCGAACGCCAACAAGTTCCACTGCTGCCGGGTCTACTCGCTGGGGGTGCCCAGCACCGGATCGGGCTTCCACGTCCAGCACGGCCGCTACAACAACGCCTTCGTCGATTGCGAGGCGAACCTGTCGACGACGGCCCATTCCTGCTTCCGGATCGGGCCGGACACCGACAAGACCCTGCTGGTCAATCTCTACACCGAGTCGGTGGGCGGCGTGCCCAACGTGTACCTGGAGGCGGGGTCGATCGAGACCTCGATCACCAACCTGTTCTCGGCCAGCGGCGGGCCGGCGATCTGGGACCAGTCGGGCGGCGAGTTCACCGCCTACAACGCCGGATACCCGGCCAAGAACCGCTTCAAGCGAAGTCAGGTGACCGACCTGACGGTGGAGGCGATGCGGTACGAGACCCGCTTCGTCGATCCCGTCGCGGGTGGCGTCGTGACGCCCGACATGACGCGCTCGGTCCATCTGGTCAGCGCCTTCAACGGCGCCGTCGAGTTCCGCCTGCCGGCTCCCGGCGCCGCCGAGGGGCGGTCGCTCACCATCAAGAAGATGGACCAGAGCGGCAACGTGGTGATGGTGACCGACGCCACCGGCTCCGGCCCCGACGGCAGGCCGTTCCCGCTCGGTGGCCGCCACGACTTCGTCACCGTGGTGTCGAACGGCGCGGCGTGGTGGATCACGGCGGCCCACCTGGTTCCCGGCAACGCCGGGTTCCTGGAGGGAGCCCCCCTGTTCGAACCGGACCTGAGCCGGAGCGTCTATCTGGTCAGCGCCTTCGGCGGGGCGACCGAGGTCCGGCTGCCAGCGCCGTCGGCGACCCTGGCGGTCGGCCGCACGGTGACGATCAAGAAATCCGACATCAGCGGCAACGCCGTCACCGTCACCCAGGGCGGCGGCGGCGGGCCCGACGGCGAGGCGATCGTCCTGGCCGGGAAGGGGCACGCGGTGACCGCGATGTCGAACGGCGCCGCCTGGCACATCCTGGCGCGCAACCCATGAGGAAAGGAGCGAGGATCAAATGCTTGATCAAGAGCGGGAGGCGCGGCTCAACCTGCTGACCTCCGACCTGCCGGCGGCGGTCAGGCGGGCGGTGGACGCCTACGCCGCATTCTCCGAGACCGAGGCGCCGGCGGAGGCGAAGGAGTTCACCGCGTTCCAGAACGCCTGCAAGTCCGCGATCGGCCACCTGACCGCGCTGTTCCAGTTCCAGAAGCTGGTCGCGGCGGTGCTGGCCCCGAAGGACGAGGCCGCCCCTCGGGAGGACCCCTTCGCCGATGTCTACGAACGGGCGAAACGGACCTTGGATGCCATGGGGGACGCCATGGGGGACGCCTTGGACGACGCGGATGGGTCGGACGAGGACTGAATGGTGGGCAGGGAATTCAAGAGCTTCAAGGAATTCCTGGTGATCTGGAACTCGCACCAACTGCTGCCATCGCCCGAACATCACGTCAGGATCGCCGAGTGGCTGACCCGGGAGTGGCGCGGGGGCGACCGGCGCCTGCTGCTGATGGCGTTCCGCAACAGCGGGAAATCGACGGTGGTCGGGCTGTTCGCGGCGTGGCTGCTCAAGACGGACCCGTCCCTCCGGATCCTGGTGCTGGCGGCGGATCTGGCGCTCGCGAAGAAAATGGTCCGCACGGTCAAGCGGATCATCGAGCGTCATCCGCAGACCCAGCACTTGAGACCGGACAAGGCCGACCAGTGGGCCAGCGACCAGTTCACCATCAACAGGCCGATGGAGCTGCGCGATCCGAGCATGCTGGCGCGCGGGATCGGGGCCAACCTGACCGGCAGCCGGGCCGATGTCGTGATCTGCGACGACGTCGAGGTGCCGCGCACCTGCGACACCGCGCCGAAACGGGAGGATCTGCGCGATCGGCTGGGCGAGATCGACTACATCATGGTGCCGGGCGGCATGCAGCTCTACATCGGCACGCCGCACAGCTACTACACCATCTACGCCGACCAGCCGCGCCGGGAGGTCGGCGAGACCGTCCCGTTCCTGGCGGAGTTCAAGCGGCTGCTCATCCCTGTGCGGGACGAGGCCGGCGCCAGCGCGTGGCCCGGCCGCTTCCCGGACGAGGTGATCGACCGGATCCGGCGCGCGACCGGACCCAACAAGTTCGAAAGCCAGATGATGTTGCGGCCGGTCAGCGTCGCCCAGGGCCGGCTCGACCCCGATAAGCTTCGCTCCTACGAGGCCGAACTGGACTACAGGGAAGCCGGCGGCATGCCGGTCCTGACCCTGGAGGGCCGCCGCATGGTGTCGGCGACCTGCTGGTGGGACCCCGCCTATGGCGCGGGCGCTCCGGAGGGGGCGCCGCGCGAGGGCGGGGTTGGCGATGGCAGCGTCGTCGCCGCCGTCTTCTCCGACGCCGAGGGCGGCTTCTGGCTGCACCGGGTCCGTTACCTGTCGGTGGATCCCGACGACCCCGACGACGAGGCGACCCAGCAGTGCCGGCAGGTCGCGGGCTTCCTCCGCGATTTCCACCTGCCGGCGGTGTCGCTGGAGATCAACGGCGTCGGCCGCTTCCTGCCGAGCATCCTGCGGCGGGAACTGGGCAAGGCCGGCGTCGCCGCCTCGGTGCTGGAGAAGTCGTCCTCGGTGCCGAAGGAGCGCCGCATCCTGGAGGCGTTCGACGCCGTGCTGGCGGCGGGCGCGCTCCACGCCCACCGGAGCGTATGGGACACCGCCTTCATCCGCGAGATGCGCGAGTGGCGTCCCGGCGGCCGCCACAAGGGCCATGACGACGGCTTGGACGCCGTCGCCGGCTGCCTGCTGGCGGAGCCGATCCGCTTCGGTTCGTCCGCGAGGCCCGGCCGCGACGCCGATTGGCGGGGCGGTCCCGTGACCCGGGTCGCGAGCGACTTCAGGGTCTGAGAAGACGGGCGGACCCTGAGCGATCAAACAAGGCCGCCCCATTCGGAGGCGGCCATTTTTCTGTCCCGAGTTGGAGAAAACAAATGCCCGAAGCGACCGGCATCAATCTTTCCTGGTGGATCACCGTGGTCGAGCTGCCCATGCTGGCCGCCCTGTTCTGGCTGATCTGGCATGTCCGCCAGGAGTCCGAGGAGGCGCTCGACCGCCTTCACCACCTGTCCGAGACGGCCCTGACCCAGATGCGGGAAAGCCTGTCCGCCTATAAGCTGGAGGTCGCCAAGACCTATGTCTCGGTGGGCTATCTCAAGGATATCGAGCGCCGGCTGACCGATCACCTGCTGCGGATCGACGCCAAGCTGGATGGCGCCGCGCTGATCCAGGCCGAGCGCGCCGGGGACCGGCGATGAGCCGGCGGCGGCTGGTTCCCGTGGCGACGCCGACTCCCGTGGCGGAAGCCGCCGGCGCCGACGCCGGGACGATCGACATCCTGGCGCGGACCTTGTGGGGCGAGGCGCGGACCGAAACCCTGCGTGGGATCGAGGCGGTGGCGGCGGTCGTCCTGAACAGGGCGGCGCTGGCGCCGGGCGTTCCGCTGGCGGCGATTTGCCGCCTCTTTCCCTGCTGGGGCGCCGAATATCCCGATCGTCTCAAGCTCGCCACGATCCAGCCGGCGGGCCGGGGAGCGCCGGGCTCGACCGACGCGCTGCTGTTCGCAACCTGCCTGCGGATCGCGCGGCGGGCGGCGGCCGGCCTGCTCGACGATCCGACCGGAGGCGCCACGCGCTATCACGAAAGTTCCATCCTGCCGGACTGGACCGCCGGGCTGTCCGTTCGCGCGGAGATCGGCGACCGCCTGTTCTACCGGGACGAGGCGACCGGCGTTACCGGGTGGCCGGCATGAGCGGGACTGGCGCGGGTTTGGCCAGCGAGGACGCCTATGTTCGGCGGATGAGGCCGACATTCGGGTATGTCATGGCGCTGACCTGGCTCGCCCAGATGGGGGCCATCGCCTGGGTGATCGTCACCGACCCAGCGCAGGCCATCCAGATCATCGCCGCGATGGCGTCGCTCGGTACGATCTGGACCGTCGGATTGGGTGTTCTTGGCGTCTACGTCTACCGACGGTCGGGAGAAAAACGAGCTTCCCAGGGCGGCGCGCCGAAGCCGTCATATTGA